GCCACCAAAACCAAGCTTGAAAGCTTTATCAAGGAGTTGTGCTCGGGGAAATTTTATTATGATGAAGAACCTGTTGTTCAATATGCAACTGAGATCACTCCTAGGAGATTTGAGTTGATTACAGATGTGGCCAGAACATTCGATGACATGCAGGATTGGATGCTGAAACTGGACTTTGGACCCTCAGATCTGGAAGACTTGGCAGCAGAATTCAAGGCAATGGATGTCTTGATAGATCAGCCTGATTCACGTAGATCCATTGCATCAAGTTCAATTATGCTGACAGTGTTGCTAGCTAAACTAGATGATTTAAGACCAGCAATTGCAAAGGGATATTTGCCACCTGAGTACAGTCAATTCAGAGAGGCAATTGAATGGGCAACAGGGAAGGCATTGCCAAGAGCGGTGATGACACCACACATGAGAGCTTCTCTGATGGCAAAGGATTATTCAACTGAAATAGAAGAAGAGAAAGCAGAATCATCAGTGACGTTTCCAGATCTACCTGCTAAGGTCATGTTCCCCAAAGAAGATGACATGAAGCAGGATCTTAAACAAATTAATGATCTCATCAAGAAGAAGCATCATGTTCATGATGCTTTGGAGATGACACTGGAGAAAGACTTACAGTTGATGACAGGAACTGAGAATGGGAGCCTGTTCAAGGCTGTGAGCATTGCAACTTTGGGAATTATTTCACCCGAAGCATTGAGAAGAGAAACGTGCAACAAGCTTGAAGAGAAGGTCTTACTCTTCTCAGCTTTCTTCATACCTTCAGAAGGTGAGGGCAGAACAGAATATATGGATTACATAAGCGCAATCAGGAAAGGGTGTTATGAGGGCAGCACTCTCATTTTGAAAGCTCTGAGTCATAACCTTGATAAAAAGATCAATGTTTTCATTGATAAAGGAGAGAAGGAAACTGATAGAATAGGATTGGAATCAGTAAGCTTTTGTAAAAGCAAAAAGAAGCCAATAATACTGATGAAGGAAGGAAGAATGTTTC